TGTCGAGGTCTGGCAGCAGATCGGCATCGGCGCTGCCGCCCACCGGGTTCCAGTCGCGTATCGCCAGGTCGGTGCCCGACGCGGCATCGTGCGCAGTCATGGCGGCGCCCGTACGCGCCGGCGCAGCGCTGACGTTCGGATGATGACGACGGGTGCGGCGTGCCATCTCAGACGAGGTAGATGGGGCCACGCGAGCCACCGCCATTGCGGCGGTCAAGCTCTTCGCTCACGGCGGCGATTTCCTTGCGGATCTCGGCGACGTTCTGCTGGTATTGAACAGACCGCCCGTTGTGGGCGGCGGTGGTGGGAGTGGTCAGCCGATCCTGCAGCGACGCCATGAGGCGCGTGCGGATGGTCTGGAGTTCAGAAACTGTGTGGTGGCGGTAAATGCCCATGCATGCGATGACAACAGTTCATCGCGGACATTTCCGCTGGACAAGGTCACAAATATAGACGCAGCCTGCCGCTACAGCTCCTCGTCATCCGCAACTCGACGAATTGCACGCAGTTGATTCAGTTTGTGGTCGCCGTAGGGTGTCAGCGCCCAATACTTTGAGACGTCAGTAACGCTACGCTTGCGCTGGCTTTCAGTGATCATTCCAAGGGCACGAAACTGCACCAAGCAAGTGTCTATTTCCTCGTCTTTGACGTATGCACGCGCTTTCGTCCTGTGCTTTTTATCGATGCTTTTCTCCTGCATGAAGGATTGAGCCCCAGTCTCATTCAGCTTCTCACGGATGGCGCCTCGCAATTGGGCTTCCGTCGCCTCGTTGAGCAACGTCGGGGCAACTAGGGAGAACAGAAGATCCCAAGTCACCAAGAATTCATACTCAGGAAAATTGTGCGTTGGTGTGACAACACTAGCCAGGAAACTGTGCTCATCTTCACCCTGCGAAAGATCAGACGAACCCGCGGCCGGCTCCAACCTAGCTTTTCCGATCTGCGACTCAAGCTCGCCTATTCTTTCCCGAAGTGCGAGCACCTCCTCGATGCGTGCGCTCGAAGGCATTTGGTCTGCGCGAACCCAACCAACTTGCGGCCGCCGGCGCATCTCCATAGTCAGACTAACAATCACGCTCGCCTTGAGGTCATGTGCAGTGGACCAGAACTGGCAGTGGTGCTTTGAAGAAACCTTATCGCGGAAGTTTGTCAGCCGCTTCCATTGATCTTCCGTAACTTCCGTTTTTCCCCTCGGAATCGCGTCAGGCGATTTATGGAGCAGCGCGATGACCGGCTTCTTCTGAGCAAGTGCGTAGTCGTACTCCATTTCGGTATAACCCACCCCATCAGGATGAACGCTGCCATAACGCCCACCCAGGATGAGAATGTAGTAGTCAGACTCATCAATCACCGACTTGATGAGATCCCACGCCTGCTCATCGGTTGCCGGAAACAGCTCCATGCCAGAGGGCATTTGGTTCAGTTCGAGTACCGCTTTGAGCACCGCCTGCCGCTCTTCGATCAAATCAAGGAACGTAGATGAGATGAATACTTGATATCGCTTGTCTACAGACATACAGTACCTTTGAAATTCATTGCATTATGGATCTTGCCCGTTCGCTCACACTTCAGAGTCGCGAACCGCCGCCTCAGCAAGAAGACGCCGCAAATGCCGAGGCGTAATGCCAAATTCCCGAGCAAGCTCAAAAAGATTCCGCCCGTTGAACCGTCGAAGCAGTTCTTGCCGATCACGCCGCCTACTTTGCGCACTTCGCTTTGGTAGATAAACGTGCGCGCCGCCTAGACGAAACAGGATTCGGTCGATGAGAGAGGCTGCAGCTTCATCTGCCGCAGCAACACCAAAACAGCGAGCGACCGCGCGCGCCTCCTCTTCGATGATCGCGAGAGGCTCCGCTGGGTAGAGGTTGGGCTCTGAACTATTCATATTCAATTCAGCTCAATGGGAGAGAACATTTCGATATCGGCTCGGGTCGGCGAGGCGGCATGAGAAGACTCGATTGCCGGCTGCAATGGAGCGCTCGCCAATGCAATTTGTTCTGAGGCGGGCACTGAAGGCGGGGCGGAGAACAGGTCACACGAAGGCTGAACGGACGCTTCAAGGTCGGACCAGCGTCTGTCGGTGAAGTTGTGCAGCCCAAGTCCGAAGGCCGCGTGCAATGCGTAGTTGCGGTTATCGAGCACCTCGTTGCGAGGCCGGCGCTTCACCCAGCGGTAGACCTCCTTGCCGTTGACCTTCACGAGGATGCGCTGCTCGGCTGTGAGCTGCTCGAACCACTCGCGCGGCAACTGCGCGCTGAAGTGAATGAAGCCGGGACCCGGCTTCTCGATAGCGAGCTGGCCGAGCAGCAAGTCCTTCGCGGTGTCGACACCGACGTTCCAGAGCTTGACGCCATTCGGGATCTTCTTGCCGTTGAAACGCACCTCCTGCGGACTGCTGGGCCCGAGCACCGGGACGTTGTCCTCGCCTCGCCCCTTCACGGCGCGCAGCTTCGGCAGCATGTGCTGCGTCTTGCGAACCCAGTTGTAGACCGCCTGCGTCTGGTCGCTCGAGTCGATGGAGATCGCACTAAGGCCCAGCGAACCGCCGTGCCAAGCCTGAACGTAGCGGCTCGAGAGATATGCGGTTACCGGCGCCCAGTCCTCTTCAGATGCGGGGTTGCCGTGGATGACGTGGTGCTCGACATGCCATGACTCGAGGCCGCGGCCCCAGGCCCAGACATCGATCTCCCAGCGGTCACGTTGCACGTCCACACCGGCCGTGAGCACCAGCCCGCCGGCGGGCACGGTCTTGAGCGCATACGGCTCGGCGCGCGATTGCAGCGTGTGCTCGTCGGTGCGCTCGCCGACAACCTCCCAGGTCTCGCCGAGCGTCTCGTTCACAAAGAGCTGCATCGGGCCGCCGTCGCCGCGCGCCAGCGCATCGCACGCCTCTTCGAATTCCTTGACGATGCTTTCCCAGGTACGCTGCGGGCTGTAGGCGGCCCAGACATGCAGCCCGAGGCTCTGCGGCGGGCGCGTCGGCATGCCGGCGTCATCGCGCCACACCCGGTCGGGCCCGAAGGTCTTGCCGGTTTTCTCGCACACCCAGCGCCCGGGCATCGGCACACCACCGTGCAGGAAGTCGCTTTGCCGGATCGGCTGCCGGCAGTGCGGGCAGACGTGGCGCACGCTGGCCGGGTTGCCGCGCTCCCACTTGAAGCCGTGCAGTTTTTCCTTGCCGCCCCATGCAAGCGGATGCTCGAGGCCACAGTGCTTGCAGTCGATGTAGAAGCGCACGAAGCCGGCCGCGTTCGTTGCGGCGCGCTCGACATGACATAGCCCCTTCACGCCGGGCGTCGAACCGCCGACGAACTTCGGATACGGCGCTCCTTCGAGCCGGCCCTTCGCCAGACCGCCCGGGTCCCCTGACTTCTCGATGGTCTGATCGAAGGCCGACCACTCATCGAGGATCGAGATGGCCACGGTGATGCGACGGTAGGCACGCTTGGCCTTACCGCCCAGCAGATGAAGCACGCTGTCGCGAAATTTCTTCATCTTGATGGTGTCGTCGTTGCCGCCGCCCTTGCGCCTGGCGGCCTGCACCGCCGGCACGCCGTCGCGCGCGTCGAGGATCGGATCGATCTCGCTCTTGACGTAGCTGTCGCGGTCGTCATCTGTCGGTTGCCAGAGCGCCTGCTTGCGGCGGCGGTGCGCGATGTTGTAGGCCACGAAAGCCGTGATCATCTTGGTGTAGCCCACGCGCTTGGACTTCATCACATCGAGTTCTTCGATGCGGTCGTCGCTCATGAAGTCGAGGATGCCGGTCTGGAACGACCACGCGATCCACCCGCCCTTCTGGTGGGAGCTTTCGCCGGCGAGCTTGAAGTGATCGGCCGCCCATTCGCTCAGCGTCTGGAAGACCTCGGCACGCAGGCTGCCGAGGCCAAGGCCCACGGCGTGAAGCACCGCGGTGAATGTTTCACGCGAAACGCGTTTTGCCATCAGGTTACCGCCTCCGCGTCGTCCTCGGGCATCTCGGCGTCCTCGCTCTCGGCGGCGAGCTTGTCCAGCTCGGCCGCAACCAGCTTCTCGGTCGAGCGAATCCACTCGTTGCGCGCGCTGGCGATGACCTGCTGCAGCGTGGCCTTGGCCTCGTCCGGAAGATCCGGGCATGCCTTACGGAGCGCGCCCTCAAGCTGCTCGAAGCGGTCGACGACCGCGCTCGAGGCCATGCCGAGCACGTCGGCCAGCAACCCGATGGGTGCGAACTCGCCGCGGGCGACGGCGTTCTTGATCTCCTGCGCCTCGCGCTGGCTGCGCGCGAGCGCGGCGCGCTCCTGCACCAGGTCCAATCCGCCCAGCTCGCCGGAGGCGCGTCCGGCCGCCACTTCGCGCAGCCGCTCGCAGTACGCCAGCAGCCAGGCATGCGCAGTCTGGCCGCGCTCGATGACGCCCTCGCCCACAAGCTGGCTGACCTTCGCCTCGCTCACACCGATGACCACCGCGAACTCGGCCTGCGTGATGCCCACGCCCATGACATCAACGACCTTCACTTAACCCCCTTGGCAAGCTCGGTGAACAGTCCGGGCACGCGGTACGAATCACCCGTATCCGAGGCCTCCGGGAGGGACCCGTGACCGCTGGGCACATGCGACCCGGCCGCCTCCCCGCTCCCTGCCTGACCGATGCGCCCATGACCCGCCTTCATTGGCCCACCGCCTTCCTGATGCGGAACCGCAGGCGCCGCTCGAGGTAGTTGTCGACGTCGGCTCGCTCGCGCACCCGCTCGCTGCTGACGCGCGCCTCGTAGGCACCGACGCGCACGAACATGAGCACGGGCCGCACGACGCCGCCCTGTGTGCCCGTTGCAGCCCAGATGCCCGGTGCCAGGTGCGATGTCGCACCGCTGCGCAGACGACCGTAGGCCACGAAGTAGCGAACGCCCTCGCGCTTCTTCGTGCCTTTGTGCAAGCGTGTCTTGCGCTTGTCGGTCATGTTGGCCCGGTAGCCCTGCTCGCCCAGCGCCTGCAGGTAGGACAGCAACTGCACGAGGAATGACCCGCGCAGGTTGCCGCGGCCGTCGTCGCTGCCGGGGAAGGGCTCGGCCGGGATGGCTGTCTGGTAGCCGGAAGGCAGGATGCCCACGCGGCGCAGCGCCATCTCACTGCGCTTGTCGCGCCGCGTCCCGCCGTACTCCTGGGCCTGCAAGATCTTCTGCGGGTCCACGCCCTTGCCCCCGAAGTACGTCGGCTCGATCTGCACCGAGAGCTTCTCCGGAGTGGCCTTTCGCACGTAGACGCTCTTGAGGATGTACGGCGTGGGCCGGTCGAACACATCGCTCATCTCACCCTGCCACTCCTTGCGCACGCGGAAGCCCGTGTCGTTGAGAGCGAGTGCATAGGCTTCGGCTGCCTCCCGCCCAGAAAGCCTGGCGAGCTGCTGCTGCACAGCCTGCAACCCATTGCCGAACTTCATCTCGATTCGCACAGCGCGCCCTCCTCCTGCTCGACCTGTTGGCGAACGCGCATGGTGTAGTCGCGGAAGGTCTCGCCGCGCCCGAGCGAGTACGCCTGTTCGTCCCACCGCCCCACCCCCAGTGCCTGCCCCTTCGCCTCGATTCCCGAGCGCGTGGCGTCCCATGGGCCAGCAGCCGGCATGAGTGGCTGCCGCGGCTCGTCGAACCACCGCTTGTTGCGCAGCCAGTTGGCGAACTCGGGCACGAAGTCACCTTCGTTGCCGGTCCATCTCCTGCCAAGCCTTTGGGCCTCGATGGCCGAGCGCATCGTCTGCTGCAGCGCGGCGTCAGGCGCCAGGCGGCGGTATCGACGCTCGGCCTTCGCCCGGTTGTCGTGGTTCGGGTAGATCGACCAGAGATCTTCGAACCCGTTCGCTCCCCCGCCGGGGGGTAGGGGGGTATGGTTCCTGATGGTTCCTGAAGATTCGGGTGTCATAGCTGTGTCACCCCTCGCGTCACCGGTGACACCCCTCTCGTCACGAGTGACACCCCTCTCCCCCGCGTCGACGGGTGTCAATCTGTCACCCGTGTGGATAACTTCCTTAGGAGCTGACGGCCCGGGGACGGGTGTCAATCTGTCACCCCTCTCGAGTTCCGTCGAGTTGCCCGCCGTTTCGTCGGAGCTGGTGGCCATCGTTTCACCCGGCACGGTTGGGAGGGGTGACAGATTGACACCCCTCTGCGGCAGCTCCTCGCCCGCCACCCATGCGGCGTTGACGCGGTACTCGTTCGTGGCGCCAGGCCGGCCCGTTGCAGTGCGTACCTGCTCGAGCCAACCCGTGCCCACCATCTTCGCGATCTGGCGCTGCACGGTCCTGCGGCTCTGCCGAGTCTTGCGCGCCAGCTCCTCGAGCGAGGGCCAGATGCGCGTGCCGTCATCGCGCGCGTGGTCGACCATCGCCAGAGCGAGCAGCATCTCGCTGCCGCCTTCCGGGTAGCGCTCGAAGACCATCGTCATCAACCGGATGCTCATGTGCTGCCCTGCTCCCCTGCGATCCATGCCGGGTCAATGCGATAGACAGGGCCTAGGCCGCTCCCACCGCACTCTCCACGCTCATCCCGCCCGGCGACGTTGGGCGCGCGCTGCAGCCAACCGGCCGAGAGCATGCTCGCGATCTGCCGATGCACCGTGCTGGGGCTCTGTACCGTCCTGCGCATCAGTTCGGCCAGCGTGGGCCAGATGCGCGAACCGTCGTCGCTTGCGAAGTCGGCCAGCGCAAGGGCGAGCAAGCGCTCTCCTCCGCCGGCGGCGTAGCGGTCGAACACCATCGCCATCACCTTGACGCTCATGGCTTGGGCTCCTGGCGCATCAGGCCGCGTAGCAGACCCAGCGCATGGCCCACATGCGCGTTGACCTCGGCCGCCATGTACTCGGCCTTGCGCATCTGGTTGCGGGACACGCCGCCTTCACGGCGCAGCAGCGCCTCGCCCAGCGCCTGCACGAGGTCGGCGTAGGCCATCTGCAGCCGCACGAGAGTGTCTAGCGGGTCGCCCTCGGCATACACCGGCGTGGCCAGGCTACAGGTGTGGCCTAACTCGTCGGCCATGGCATGCAGGATGGCGAAGTTGCGGCTCTGCCACTGCATGTCGATGGCGTCGCGCAACGTCAGATGGTGCGTTGCGTTCTGCAGGTTGACCTTGTGTGTGAGCGTGTTGGGGTTCTGGCCCATGCGTTTGGCGAGAGCGGCGATGCCGCCCTCGTAGCCGTGCGCGGTGTCGTAGGCCGCAACCGCGGCATCGTGGCCGCGCAATTTGTCGGGCACGCGCTCGTCGGCGCCATAGCCGTGTGCGGC